AAAGTCATTTCCAAGAATCTCAATCTTTTGCCCAAACCATTCCTCGCATTCGGCTAAGAACCGCTTGTTATCAGGGTGTTCTTCTTTGACCTCTGTGTAAGCTATAACTACCTCGCCTGTAGCTTCTTTTAGGGCTATTTTTGTAGCTACGGCACTAGCAGCACCGCAAGAAAACCAGCAAACTGTTCTCATTGTAGCTCAGGCCATATCAACTGGTATGAGTCGGGAAATAAGTCCTTACGGCTTACCAATCCCTTGCTTTCCTGTTCTAACAAAGCCCCTAAATACACCATTTTATCGGCTGGAATCCCTGAGTTTTTCCACATAGACACAGCAGGTACGCTAATTTTGCAGATTTTGGCTATTTTGGTAGGCCCACCCAGTAACTCGATAATTTGGCTATCGGTAAACATTTTCTTCTTCATTAAGCAAGTTTAACAAAAATACAACGCCATATCAAATAGTTTGCACATTTATTTAATTTGGCTTAATATGGTGGTACAGCATAAGCTGTTTACTTTTAAGGATAATTATGGATGACTTACAGGAATTACATAACGAGCAGTTACAAGACCAAGAACGCCTTGAGATAGCACTCGATAAGGCAGAGGATGGTGATATGTTGACATTGGCAGAACTTGACCTAATCAGGTTTTATTGTGGACTCCCTAACAAGCGTAGGGTTAATCCATTATTGACTGCTATTGTGGATGATTTTTCTAATATTTTTGGGGGGAAACAATGATTGTGACAGGCACATCGACAGAAAAGAAAGAGTTTAAGGTAGCCCCAGTAGGGTCGCACCTTAGCCGTTTATACAGAATAATTGACCTTGGGACTCAGAAGTCTGAGTACATGGGTCAAGTCAAAATGCTACGCAAAGTGAAGTTCTTTTGGGAATTGCATGGGGATGACTTATTAATTGAGGGCAAACCCCTAATCCAAACACGCAACTACACGCTATCGCTAGGCGAAAAGGCTTCTTTACGGAAAGACTTGGAATCTTGGCGTGGCAAATCATTTACCGATGATGAGTTGCGTGGCTTTGATTTACGCAATTTGTTAGATAAATGGTGCATGGTGACTGTTCAGCACAGGACTGCCAACAACGGCAATACCTACGCTGATGCAGTTGCAGTAACACCAGTCCCCGCCATTGTGCAAAAGGCAGGACTACCACAGGGCGTAAACCAATGCGTATTGTTTGACTTGCAGAAGTTTGACCAAAAGATTTTTGACGAGCTATCCCAAGGTCTAAAAGACCAAATCATGCTGTCAGCCGAGTACCGCAATACCTTTACTGATGTAAATAAGAAGTTGCAAGACGCAGCAATTATTGATGATGATGTTCCATTTTAAAAGGGGGAATTAAATGCAACAAAATATTTCTGAAACAAGAAACCTTCCATCAGGATTAGCTCAAATGGTTGGAAATAGAGATTTAATAACAACGCCTGAAATGGCTAAAGTTTTTAATGTAGCAAGTCAAACAGTCCGTAAAAACTATTGTTTAACAGGTGAAGCATATGGTTTAAAACCAATAAAAATTGGTAATCGTTTGCTTTGGTCAGTAGCTCAAATTGCAGAAAAACTAAAAGGTGCAATATGAACTGCTAAAAGATTAACTTTTAGGAGAAAACCATGAACCACATGATTAAAGACTTTATCGACCAAAAATATACAGTCAAAACCTTTCAAGAACGGGGCTACGATGAAGAAGTACCCATCATCGGATTTGCCCAAGATGACTTGGAAGCTGTCATTAAGACTGTGGTTCAGGCTTGTGCCGACAGGGTTAAAAACTCCGATGATAGAATTGCTGTGCTACAGTTAATGTAATGTTTAACAGGGGGATGTATGTTAGTGAAAGAGAATACGAGTGAGAGTGGTCATTGGTACTTACCCAATGGCAGTCCAGCCTATCGGGTCATTGGCAAGAATGGCAAAGAAAGAAACACAACTGTCAAAGACGCAAGAGAACATGGCTTATTGCCCTCAGTTACCACAATTATTGGTTGTGCAAACAAGGGTGAGGGGTTACAGCGATGGTTGCAAGAACAAGCCATACTTGCCGCTCTTACATTACCTCGCCTAGAGGGTGAGTCGGAAGAAGATTGGCTAAGTCGGGTTGTATCGGATTCTAAAGAAACCGCTAAATCGGCAGCAGAGCGTGGCACTCAGATACATGGGGTCATAGAAGCCTTCTACGAGGGTGTTTACATCCCTGAGCTACCAACCTATGTTCGAGCCGTAGAAACCGCTATAAACGAGCATTTTGGCTCACAGCTATGGGTTTCTGAGAAGTCCTTTGCTCGTGGTGGGTATGGTGGTAAATGCGACTTAATCGCTAAGAACTGCGTAATCGACTTTAAAACGACTGAAAAAGACTTAGACAAGCTCGACTATTACTTTGACCACCAAATGCAACTGGCAGCCTATAGACAAGGGTTTAAGATGCCTACGGCTAGATGTGCGATTGTTTATGTTAATGCCCTACAAAATAAGGCTAAACTAGTCGAGATACCTGAAGATGACCTGCGAATCGGGTGGGATTGTTTTACCCATTTATTAGCGTTTTATAGGGCTAAAAACAAACTATAATGATTACGGGGTGGCGGCAATCCCCCTGCCACAATCTCCTTCACACAGAGGGCCACCCCACCTTTTTATGCTGTATATCCATACATTAGGGAAAGTCCCTAGTTGCACTATATGTTAAGTTTGCTTAATATGGAGTTATTAACACAGGGGGAATTATGAAAGACTTTTTATTAGGTGTACTTGCAGGTCTATTAGCATTTGGCATACCTGCTATTGTTTATGTTTTAAAAACAGGGGGAATATCATGAAATACGCAATCGCACTATCAACCGCATTATTAGGGGCTTGTTCATCGTTTGAGCCACCTAACGCTAGTCTTGAAACCGATAAGACTGTTTTTCACATGACTCGTAGTCAGGTTATCTTGGGCATTAATGAGTGTGAGTCGGCTAATACAAGACCAGTAGTGATTGAGGCTAGACGCAAGATTAACGGGGTTACTACGACTGTACCCGTTGAGGTGACTTGCCATCCACGCTATAAAATCTTTTACTAGGGGGTAATATGATTGGTACTGTAACGATTGGCGATACGCCTGTTGATGTATATGGCACAGAACTGCCTTCTGAACCTGATGTGGGCATTATGGGCAATTATGTTGAGATTGAGGACTTAGAAGTAGGCGGCATTAGCATCTATGAAATGGTCGCTAACAACCCAATCTTTGAGCAAATCCAAGAAGCAATTAACGATATGGTGAACTCATGAACCCATTTGTAGCTACAATTCTATTTGTGTTATTTGCAGTAGCTTGTACAACTCTAGGTTATATTTTAGGGGGGTATTTGTGAACATTCCATACAACAACGGCAAAGTCAGTATTGGTAAGTATTATGTGCCACCTAAGTATGTCGAGAAAGACACCGATATGCTTGAGCTTCAGTCTTATTTAATTCACGACCCAGCCCGTCTTAACAGGGTTTATTGGACAGAAAAAGCCTTATTAGTGCTAAGTCTGTTTGTCGTTATGGTTATATTCCTCAAGAGCTAGTTTTTTAGCATCCTCAACCCAATTAAGCCAGCCTTTAATAAATGGCATACGGGTTTACCCTAGGAATATACTCTTGTTCCAGTTTTATCAATGATAAGGGCTTGCCGCCTTGGTGTCATGTCTTTTGTATTAGGGACTGATATATGTGTCCAGCGGTCAAACTCACGGATAATTTGGTCGTAGCCAATACCAGAGGCAATCACCGCTTTGACTACTTCATCGGGGGTCATGCTTGGTACTCGTATGTCTGCTGCACAACCAATCCGATGTTGTGAGGTGTTGCGACTTCCAACGGCATTGTTTACGGCTTCTGACCGAAATGCACTATTTACCATAATAGGCTTACCACCCAACACAGTCTTTACCTGTTCTAAGAGCTCTGCTAATCGAGTCAAATTTTCGGTTTCTTCTACATTTGGGGTATTGTCAAACTCACGATGGTCTGTGTGCGTTAGCTCTTCAAAAGTAAAGTGTTTACTTAGACTCATCTTTTGACCTCTTCATATCCATAATCTTCTCAAGAGTGCGACCACCAAAATAGAACGACATAATTAACATACCC